ATCTGGGGTTCCGTGATCTCTCTACTCTCAGTCATTGAGGGCGCACCAATCAGGGTGCGGGATTCAATCGGCAATGCTTCTTATATCGACGAGCGAGGCATCCTCATTGAGCGAGCGGGATTGTCCCTGATTGCAGCCGAGAAAAGCAAGACGCGGGAGGCAGTTGGTAAATTCATTGGTATAAAGCAAAAGCGGGTCATCTTGCTGGGCGACGAATTATCCGAATTGTCGGAAGCTATTTTGCAGGCGGGGCTGTCGAACTTATCTAAAAACCCCACATTCCAGTTAATAGGGATGGCGAACCCCAACTCACGATTTGATGCCTTTGGGGTCTGGTCGGAGCCAGAGGGTGGCTGGGACTCAGTGGAGACCAATGTGGATGATACTTGGAAGACCAAGTGGAGTGGCCGCTACATTCGTCTGGACGGTGAGCGCAGTCCGAACATTTTGGCGGGGGACACGATTTATCCGTGGCTACCTACCCAGCAAAAGATTGACGAGGACAAGGCATTGCTGGGTGAGTCGTCCCGTGGATACATGCGGATGGTCAGGGCAGTATTCTTTGATTCTGATGAAACGACTGGGATCTATAATGAGAACGAACTGACCCTGAGTGGTTCCTTGCGTCAGGTAGAATGGCAGGGGCAAACAACGAAAGTGGCAGGGGTGGACCCCGCTTTCACAAATGGGGGCGACCGAACTATATTATACACAGCAACAGTGGGTTATGACAAAAACGGGCATTACGTTATAGAATTCGGGGAAGCCATTACTTTGAATGACGACGCCACCAACAAGGCCGTCCCCCGCACCTACCAGATTGTGAATCAAATCAAGGACCACTGTGAGAAACGCGAGATCCTTCCGGAGAATGTGGCAGTCGATGCCACTGGTGCGGGTGCTCCGTTCTGTGATGTGTTGGCAGGAGAGTGGTCGAACAGGTTTATGCGGGTTGGATTTGGGGGTCGGGCCAGCGATAAGCGGGTCAGCGCCAATAGCCAACTCATTGGCCAAGAGTTGTATGTGAACAGAGTCTCTGAGCTTTGGTTCGTCGGCAAAGAATTGATGCGGACCAAGCAGATTTTTGGGGTCAACGCCGATCTAGCCAGCGAAATCACCAGCCGAAACTACGATATGGTCAAGAGCGGCACCCTCCGTGTTAAGATAGAATCGAAGCCTGAGTTTAAGGCACGCTTTGGCCGCAGCCCCGACCTCGCGGATGCTGCATTTCTGGCCCTAGATTGCGCCCGTCAGCGTCTGGGGCTTGTGGCGGTGGACCCCCCAAAGGAGGGAGCCGTGAACTTCAATCGCCCCCCTAAGACAATCAAGCAGTTGGGAGCCGCTTTACAGAACTCTGAAACCGTTTTGCTGGATTGACAGGTGGGGCCTTAACTCATAATATCACTAGGCACTTTAGTATTCATGGGAGCAACGGGTAAATTTTTTCCTGATTTCGGCAGCTATGGCACGGGCAACCCCCTGCTTGATATAATGTCTGGCTTTAGTGAAGAGGAGGAGGAGGAGGAACGAGACCCGTTTGACCCAGAGGCTTGGGGCGATTATGGCGCGGCACCACCTGCTGCTCTACCTGCTGCACCCGCCGCTGCCGCACCTGCTGCCGTCCCTGCCGTGGCACCAGTAAGAACGCTACAACAGAAACAGTTCGTCAATGATGAGCGAGAAGCTGAAAAAAAGCGTAAGGAAGCACTTGAGGCCGCAGCCAACCCTGAAAAGGGGCGTGGCGTGGGGCAGGGCCTATGGACCGGAAACCTTCAATCTGGTGGGTTCGGCACAGGCCGAAGAGTAGGCACCAAAGGGTGGGATGATTAAACCCCCGCCAGCGCGTAACTAAGATTAAGTCATGGCAACACCTCCAATTTATGTAACCCCATCTGGCACCGCCAGCGCCACGCCGCCGACACGCTACCCACTTGTTCGGCAGCCTGTAATAACGACACATCCGGTTGGCCCACCTCCGCTACCCAAAGGTCCGCTACCCAAAGGTGCCTTGCCCAGAACTCCGTGGGGTTGGGCTAAAGGCGTAGGGAGCAAAGTTATACTTCCAGCTTATCTAGGGCATGAGGTTCAAAAGAGAACCAACCCTGCATATTCTTGGATGATGGGGACTCCTCTCGGATCAGAGGAGCACGATGAATTGCTTAAGTCGGATGTGCAGAGATTTGGTAAATCCAAAGGAACAATAGGCGATTTTGCTGGCCGCTCCCTTGGCACTGTTTTAGATCCCGTGGCTGCTGCCTCTGCCTTGGTTCAAGGGGCGGCACAGGTGCCGGGTGCTGTGATCCGTGGCTTGAAAGGCCCCGCTCAATACGCTAGCGCGGAACAACAACGCGAAGACAAGCTGGCCGCAAAGAAGTTTGCTGCCACCCAACAACAAAAGGAGGAGGCATTCGGAAAGCAACTAAAGGAAGCGCCCCGTGATCTTCTGCCGAGTAGCTTTACAAAAACTAAATATGCAATAGCTCCAGTTGGTGACCTTGAATCCGACGAGCCAGAAATTGTGGGCACGGAAAAAATGTCGGAAACACGTTATTTCTACGATCCGCCGAGCACAAAAGGCAGGTATGCACGGGAAAAAGACCTGTATTGGACCGAGGAGGACCGCGCTGCTTACGCAGACATGGCCACGAACGACCCCGATAAACTTCGTGGGTGGTTTGACATGGACAAGAGTGGCACGCTCGACAAAAAAGAGCGCCAGTTGATCTTTGATCCCAAATCTGGGTTTAGGGCGCTCCTTAAAAAAGAAGCAGCAGCCAAAGCAGCAGCCGAAGCAGCAACCGAAGCTGCAAAAGCTAAGGCCAAAGACGACGAGAACCGTGCGGCTATTAGTGCGGCTGGTAAGGCTTTTGGGGGTGTGGGAAAAGGACTGGCTGACGCCGCTGGCAGGCTTACTAAGCATGTGGTTGGAGAAGCGAAGAAGGCTAAAAAGAGTTTAGATGATAAAGCCGCCGCCGCTGCAAAACTCAAGAAGGAACGCATCGAATTTGCCAAGGGCCTTGAGAGTGACTTTGCCCACAGCTATACTCCCCACAGCGCGTTCCAGAATCCGGAGACACGGGTAAGGTTGATGGAGGAAGCCTTCGCACGCGCCGAAGAACTTGGTGTCAGCAGACCCCAAGTGCGCAAGTTCCTTGAGGACAGGGAGCTGCTGGACAGGGGCTTCAGTGAATCCTATGAGGATTTCCACAAGCGCACCACCAGTGGCGGTGGTTTGAGGACAGGCAAGGTTGGCGGTCGAAGAACTGTCTCAGCACCCAAGCGCAAAGGTGGTGGGATAAAGACGCAGGAGGGCGTTGCAAATGCAGCAGCACAAACAGCACAGGCCCGTGATTGGTATAATTCGTTAATATCAGAGTCACAGCAGCAGCCCCGATCAAGGTTCACCCAGACCATGCCAAACCGCTTTTTCCCCGACCAATATAAGTAATGGCGTCCTATAATCCCGTTACCCCCGATTCAATTTACGGGGAGTTGCAGCCAGAGACCTTCAGCACTGGCATGAGAGGTGAGCACTTTGGCCCCGATGTTGCGGCCATGATGTTGCCCGAAGGCGCGACCCAGACTGAAGTGAATCGTGCGATTGCGGGTTACCAGCAGAACGTGCTCCCCATACAGCAAGCCTTGGAACAGGCACGGGCAAGACAGGACAAACAGGCGATGGAACTGTTGAAGTTCCGGATGACGCAGGACTCACACCGTATGGCGATGCGTTCGGCTGACCTCTCAGCCAGAAAATCACAATTTGAGTTAGAGAAATCCATCTGGGATTCAAAGCAGGAAGCCGACATTGCGCGGCGTGTGCCAGAAGTTGTTGACCAGTTGGATGGGATCAACCGTGATCCAACATTGGACACCTTCCAAAAGTCCAGTGAGGCCGCACGACTACAGGGCCACTACGCAACTCAGATTGCAAAAAGCCCCGCCCTGAAGGGTCTGTTTGATTCGTGGCACATTTCCAACGCAGCAGAACGCGCAGGTGAAGCGCAGGCTTACCAGAGAGGATTCCAATTTAGTCAACAAGGATACGGTCCTGACACCGGACTGCCCGAATTTGCAGCAGGGCAACAGGCCAAGAAGACAGCGGCCCTTGCACAAGAAAGCCGCAACAACCAGATAAAGTATCTTACTGATGAGTGGTCCTACTTCGATGATCTGGAGAAGCGGCTCGATGATCTCGATACCATGTATCACCCTGCCGACCCCGCAACAGGTATCGGAGCAGAAGTGACTGGTCAGTATGGGGGTGATGCACCAAAAGTTGATCGCACCAAACCCAAGGTCTACACGCCACAGGCAACCGAATCTGCCATCTTCATCGCCCAGCGTATCGGGGAGAGTTCGGGCATGACCCAGCAACAGATTGAGGAACTCGTCAAGGAGGCTGCTGACATGCCATCCTTTATCCCGCTTCTGAGGAGAGGGTTGGACGATTTACGCCGCCGTAACCTTGACCAAAAGGGTGTCTTGTATGGTTACGGTCCCGCAAGTGGCGCAACAAGCCCCACCGCCCCAAGCATTGGTAGCTGGGGCGCTCCGTCTACTTAAGTAAAATTTCCTAATAACACATACCCAAGTCTTACTGCTATGCCAGAAGAACAGTTTAATCCATTGGATGTCCTTGAAAGCGCGGAATCAATTTTCCCGTCCGGACCAGCCGCCGATCAGCGAATCGAAGTTTCCAGTTATGATGACTGGCTTACCGCCAAAGATATCCAAGACCCCCTTGAAGGGCACCTTGGGTATGGTGATTATCTCCGTGAGGAATATGTAAAGGCAGACTCTTACAGCAGCGGAGTTGAGCAGACGATCCAGAACGAATTTGGTTCGGCGCTTGTCCAGAAGGGCCTCCTGACTGATGAAAACAAGGACGAAATTTCCAGCCGGATTGATGCCTATAACGCCCCAACCCTTGAGCAGCAGGTTCGGGACATGGTGGCTCATACTGGGCTTGAAAACGATGACTGGCACAACGGGGTCGCTTATCTGAACAACAAGGACACCGCTACTCCGGAAGAACTGGCCCCAATAATCGAGCAGGCCGAAATGGCCGTAGCTGAGCCACGCAACGATGGCGTGCAGGCTAAACTTGATGCGGGAGAAATTGCTTTT